ACACTTTATATATGGAGTAGCTGAAAACACTGGTAAAGGATTTTTTACTGCAGAAGACAGAAGAAAATTCTTCCTTAGAGGTTATCCTGCAAACGTCTGGATGGTTGGCAACAACGTCGATGGCGCTATGTGGTTAGCTGAAAAAGGAGCTAGTGAAAAGACAAAAGCAGAAGCACAAGCTTTAATTGACGCTGAAGTTCAAGCGGCACAAGCTGCGTGGGATGCTCAGTCTGACGAAGAAAAAGCTCAACCAGGCAACAGTAGACCAGCTAACGTAGTATTGCCATAAGGATATTCTAAATGGCAACATACGAAGAAATATACGGAAAACGTGTAAAAGAGTTTACATCTGATCCTACGTTATCTACAGCGTATGAGGGACAGGTATGGTATAACACGACTACAGGCACATTAAAATCTTTAGTAGCTTTTGGTGCGTGGAGAAGTGGTGGAAACTTAAGTCAAGACACAAAAGATATTGCAGGTCAAAGTGGTGGTACTTTAACAGCAGCTATAAAAGTAGCTGGTAACATGCCAACTGGTAAATCAAATGTAGTAGATTTATATGATGGAACTGCTTGGACAAATACAACTAACTATCCTATAGCTGCAGAAGGGGTAGGATGTTTTGGTGTTCAAACTGCACAAGTTTCTTACGGTGGTGATACAGGATCTTATGTTAACACAGTTAACGAATGGAATGGATCAAGTTGGACAGGTGGCACTGCTTATCCTCAAACAATAAGTCGATCTGGTGGGTGTGGAACAGAACCTGCTGGTTTAGCTATTGGTGGATATGATGGATCTCCTTCAACAGTTTGTAAAGAATATGACGGTTCATCGTGGACAGCTGCAGGAGGTTTATCTACAGGAGCACCAACTAAAGGTGCATCAGGATCACAAACAGCTTGCTTAGCAACTAACTCTGCTGGCACAGAAAATTATGATGGAACTTCTTGGACAGCAGGAACAAATTTATCTTCGCCTAGAGGATTTGGTGTTGCCGCTAGTAGAAATGGAACATCAACTTATTTAATTATAGCAGGAGGAAACACACCTCCTGGATCAGGATCTAATCTAACAGAATTATATGATGGTAATGCATGGAGCACACAGCCAACCATGGCTACAGGTAGAGGTGGTTTAGGCGGAGCTGGAACAGCAGCTTCAACTATAGTGTTTGGCGGTGAACCAGGATCTGGAGATACCGAAGCATCAGAAGAATGGGATTTTTCAATTAACACAGTGGTGGATGCTGCATGGGCAAGTAGTAATAATTACCCAATAAACAATTATTTATTTGCAGGAGCAGGTCCTCAAACGGCAGCAATAGCTTATGGAGGTAGACAATACCCTGGGCCAAACACTGCTATAGGAAATGCAGCAACTTACGATGGAAGTTCTTGGACAGCTATTCCAAGTTTAAGCACTTCAAGATATTATTTATCTGCAGCTAAAGAAGGAACTCAAACAGCAGCTTTAGCTACTGTTGGCCAAAATGGTGGTGCTACAAACGCTACTGAAGAATACAATGGTTCTTCATGGACTGGAGGAGGAGCTTATCCAATTTCAACAAGCATGGGAGATCAAGGTGCAGGAACTCAAACAGCAGCAATTGTAGCTGGTGGATATGGGGGAACACCTGTTCCATACACAGCTCAAACAGCTACATATGATGGATCAAGTTGGACAGCCTTATCAAGTCCATCAAATTTAAATACGGCTAGAGCTTATGGTTCAATGTGTGGACCTCAAACAGCAGCACTACTAGTTTCAGGACAACCTACACCAGGTAGTGTAGAATCTTGGAACGGTTCAGCATGGACAGCTGTGCCAGCTTTAGGTACAACTAGAAAATATGCAGGAGCGTCAGGAACTAATACAAGTGCTTTAGCATGGGGTGGAGAAACACCTCCAGGAGGAGTAGTAGGCGTATCTGAATCTTGGAATGGTTCAGCTTGGAGTGCTTCATCAAATATGGGAACTCCAGGATATAGTGGAGCCGCTTCAGGATCTAGTTCTTCGGCATTAGCAACAGGTGGTACATCGCCTGGTACAAGAGCAAATGCAACAGAAGAATTTACCGGTGCAAGCACAACAATTGGTCCATCGCAAACCTTGACATCTAGTTAATAAAGTATATATTTGTCAACGAAAGGAAATATATGACAGAAAAAAGAAATATACATGCACTTATAGAAAAAGAAGCACCAAGTTTAAATAATTTATTAGATCCAGAAGACGTAAAAGAGTTTAAGGCTATGACGTCCGAGCTTCGTGACACATGGACCAAGAAACAAGTATTTAGAACTGAAACAGAAATGAGAATGTCTGTTCTTCAAGATATGAAGTATCCAACAAAAGCTGCAAAGTATTGGCAGTGTGTTAGAGAACAAAACGTATTTTTAGAAAATTTAATGACTTTGTCTTTTGATTGTAGACGTAAAGAGGCAAAAATTAAATGGTTAGAAAAAAAATTAGAAACAGAACAAGACGAATACAAATTAGAAAAATATAAAATAGATTTAGATGAAGAAGTTTATGGTTTAGCAAACATGCAGTTAGTTGCTAAAGATAGAATGAGAGAAATTAAACTTTGGTCTACATTAAAAAAAGAATTTGACGATGGTACATTTGATACACAAGATGTTAACAGGCATCAATTAGAATCTTATCATCACATTATGAAAAATAAAGCAGAAACGTTATCATCTGGTTCTTCACAGCCAGAAATATTTAATGTGTTAGGTCAATTAAAAACTATAGAAAGAGTTAAAAAATCAGGAGAAATGATTTACAACAAGAAAGAACAATTAACCCATGACCTCGGATCTAAACCAGAATAAATTTAGTTTTGTATTTTTAGGACAATCAGTTTTAAAATATCAAGTGCCTTTAGATGTGTACAATATTATTAACCACATTTATGAAACAAAATACCCTGAACTTAAACCTGCTAACAAACAATTAGTAGGTAAGATTGAAAAAGAACACAGTTTATTTTTTGATGGTGATAATGGTTCTAAAATGACTAAACATAATTATCTGCCTAACGATGTGCTACGATGGTTTGAACAAAAGTTTATTCATTATTTACAATGGAACAAAATAAAAGAATTTAATATGCATTTTAATTCTGTATGGGTTAATCAAATGTTTGAACATGAATATAATCCAGTGCACGTACACCAAGGCACGTTATTTACAGGTTTATCTAGTGTGATGATTTTAAAATTACCACAAAGTTTTGGTGTAGAATATTCATCACCAGACGCACCACAAAATGGTAGATTACAAATATTAGGATCAACTAATGGTCAATTTGCTAATATAGATTATCAACCAAATATTAAAGAAAGAGATTTTTTTATATTTCCGTATGACATGAGACACTGCGTGTATCCATTTAACGGACCTGGCTGGAGAAGAACATTAGCTGCAAATGTGGATGTGCAATATGATCCTGTTATGAATAGAGGAGTAAGTTAATGTACGAGAACAGACACATTACAGAACCTAAATGGAAAAGTTGGATTGTGCAAACAACCACACCATTGTTTACACCAGATCAGTGTAGACAGATTATAGAATGTGGTAGAAAACAACCACCACAAAAAGCGCAAGTTGGTATGGGTAAACCAGGAGGTGGCACAGACACAAAAAAAAGAGTTACAACAATATCATGGATACCATTTAAAGAAATGGAACACATGTATCGTGATCTTAATAATTTTATACAAAAAGCAAATGAAAATCATTTTGGATTTGGAGACATACAAGTAACAGAACCAGCACAGTTTACAGAATATCCAGAAGGAGGATTCTATGATTGGCATATGGATTGTGATGTAAACATGCAACATGAACCACCTGTTAGAAAAATATCAATGACATTATTGTTAAACGATCCATCAGAATTTGAGGGTGGCCACTTAGAATTAATGTCACCAGGTAAGTTTGGAGAACTAAAACAAGGTCATGCTATCATGTTTGCATCTTTTATAAACCACAGAGTGCAACCAGTGACGCGTGGTGTTAGACAATCTCTTGTCGTATGGTTTGGAGGCAAACCTTTTAGATGATTAAAGAACAATTTTTTCCAACAACCATATACGGTAAGGATGTAAAATTAGACAATCAACTTTTTGCAAATGAGATTGTTGAGTGGTCTAAACGAGATCCAGGTCTTAAAAAAACAAATCGCAATGGTTGGCACTCTACAACCGAAATGCATAAGATACCTGTATTTCAACCTTTGGTAAATGAATTATTTTTACTGATGAATGATATATGGAAAGAGGAATGGTTAGATAGAGAACCCGTGTTAGGTAATATGTGGGCTAACATAAATCCACCAGGTGGATACAACGCTCCACATATACATCCCAATAGTTTATTTAGCGGTGTATATTATGTAAAAGCCTCAAAAGGTTCGGGTAGCTTAGTTTGTAATGAACCAAGAGCAGGTGCACAATTAAATATGCCAACAAGAAAAAAAGGACAACCTCCAAAACATTTATGGAGAGAGGTGCATTTAGAACCTATTGAAGGTAGAATTATAATATTTCCTTTTTATCTCTGGCACTCTGTTGAACCTAATCAATCAAATGATATAAGAATATCAGTAAGTTTTAATTTTATACAACATGGTTTTCAATAAATATCAAGTAATAAAAAACGCGGTAAGCTACGAATTAGCTAATTTTGTATTTAATTATTTTTTATTAAAACGAGATGCTGTTAAATTTATGTATGACAATAACATAACCTACGATACAGGAATGTTAGGAACTTGGGCAGACAAACAGATACCTAACACTTATTCACATTATGCTGATTTTGCCATGGAAACACTGTTAGTAAAGATGTTACCTGTAATGGCTAAAGAAACAGGACTTAATTTAATACCTACATATTCGTATGCCAGAATATATAAAAAAGGAGATGAATTAAAAAGACACAAAGATAGACCCTCATGTGAAATATCTACCACATTAAACCTTGGTGGAGATCCATGGCCTATATTTATCGATGGTACGGGGGCTGACAGCGTTATAGATGAGTATAAAAATATACATAAACCCAATGCACCTAAAGGCACAAAAGTCTTACTTGATGTAGGCGATATGCTGGTATATAGTGGATGTGAATTAGAGCATTGGAGAGAACCGTTTGAAGGCAATGTTTGTGGTCAAGTATTCCTTCATTATAACCATGTAAATGGTCCTTTTGCTGAAAAAAATAGGTTCGACAAAAGGCCAATGTTAGGTGTTCCACCAATAAGGAATACGTAATATAATGAGGTTATATGCTACAAAAAATACAGTTTCTACCTGGAATCAACAAACAAATTACAGAGACCACGGCTGAAAGCCAATGGGTAGATTGTGATAATGTTAGATTTAGATATGGTTCTCCTGAAAAGATAGGTGGTTGGAAACAACTTGGCGACGATAAACTAACAGGGGCTGGAAGAGGTCTTCATCATTTTGTAAATAGTAAAGCTAGAAAATACGGCATCATTGGAACAAATAGAATTTTATACGCATACTCAGGTGGTGTATTCTATGACATACACCCAATTAAATCTACAACAACCCTTACAAGTGCATTTAGTACAACTAATGGATCAGCTGTTGTTACAATAACTTTTAGTAGTCCTCATAATATTAATGAAAGTGATATAATTTTATTAGATAATTTTAGTGCAATAACTAATTCTAATTTTGCAGCATCTGATTTTGATGATAAAAAATTTATGGTTACAACTGTGCCAACAAGCACAACTATTACAATTACAATGCCATCAAATGAATCAGGATCTGGTGCAACAACTTCGGGTGGTGTTAGAGTACAACACTATTATCCTGTTGGACCAGCTGTACAAGCAAAAG